GGTGTAATGCTTGGTAATCAACAAAATTTTGAAAACCCCGATACGTTATCATGGACATATGTTACGAGAGTCTATTACAAGTCATTAAGTGGAGTTAATACCATCAGAACAGAATTTTCAAGCATAACATCAGGTACGGTTAGTGTTAAAGATGTTAGCATTGAGATAATTAGAGTATCATAAATTTAAATGAAATGAAAAAATATTTATTAGCATATCAAATAAATGGACAGGCAGTTGGTGTTGATATTCAAACATGGGATAATGCTGATTTGAATGGTAACTCAGCGTTTCAAATAATATTGTCTGGTACAAGTGTTCCAAGTGGTTATGTCGATATCAGTACAATTACTTATTGGGATAGCTTTGGTGGTATCGTTGCCAATGATTATGCGGTTATAAAATTTCAAATCAAAGATATTGTAGAATCACTTGGCTGGACGGGTTTAACGAACACCGAAAAAGATTTAGCGATTAAATACTACAGTTATCCCGACCCCACAACTGCTGTTATTTACTTAATGACAACCAAAGGCTGGTCACAACAACAAGCCGAGGGATTTGTGTTGCAATCATGGCACAAACACCATTTAAAAAATATTGAAGCATATACGCAGCGATGGAATTACGCCAAATTTACTGTCTTATCATATATTAGTAGATATGATGGCGAAGACCTGTTTAATACCGTTAAACCCCTGATTGATTTATATGTTGAAGTCGGAGTTATTGGTAGAGAATGGGGAGATAATAATGATGGTATTGTTGATTACATATATTCAACATATGGTTTTACGGGGCAAGGACTTGAAGAAAACGGATACACGTTGTTACAAGGTACGTGGGCAGATTTTAAAGCAGCACTGAATGACGTACTTATTTGGGGTATTTATAACATATATACTGATTTATAATGGCAAAACAGGAAACAAATTTTTTGGAAATATTATTTCGTAACCTATTAATTGGGACGACTATGTATGATGATGCTGGTACTGCATTACTAATTGACGAGTTAAATTATGACCCCGTTATTAAACACGTCTTTATTAAATCGGGTGCTGATACATATAAAATGAGATTGGATAAGAATTACGATTTCGAAATCAATGCCAATTTTAACAAACTCGTACCAAACAAAGAAAAGATTCACGGTAAACGTGATAGATAATCGTATTTAATTAAAACCGAAACAATGACAGAATTTTTTACAATATTATTCGGAGACTATTCATTTGCACAATTATTAGCATTTGTGGTTTTTTTCATAATTGGATACGTTATATATGGTTTAACTGAAACCAGTGGACGTGATAGACTTGGTACAAATACACCTAAAAAATGGAATTGGAAGTTCTGGTTTAACGATAACTGGCGCAGGTATTTAACCACAATATTATGTACATTTGTGCTTTTCAGATTTTATTCTGAATTAAGTGGACATCCATTTGGTAATTTTGATGCGGTTTCATTTGGTCTTATTGGTGATGGTGTAGCTGCAACAATAAAGAAAAGAATTAAAGGAATCGGTGCTGATAGAGAAAAATTAATGGCAGAAATGACAGACGAAGAAAAAGGATAATGGATTACAGCACATTTAATATTAACAACTTTTTCATAAAGAAAGACAGCACGCTTCCCGAATTGAAATATCCACTGACGCAACATACGATGGAGCAATACGATATCACTCCTGACATGTTGGAAAACGTTGGTGTGACATTCTCGATGCAGGAAGCCGACACAGGCATATATCGCATCGCCAACATTGCTGCAAATCTTGTTGTTAATAATAACAGACCTGAATATCCTGACGAGGTTCAGTACACACTCATGTACAGATTTAAATTACCACAGACGGCAAAGGCTGGAAGATATCTGGGTGAATTCAAACTCGATTTTTTAGGAAATGAGAATTGTGGTAAAATAACTTTACCTACTCAGAGTCAGATAAATATACAGATTTCTGATGGAATCACAAAAACTACTGTGGTTTAGTTGACAATTTAATTATTTTCATTATCTTTGTTGCATATCAAATAATTATGCAAGAAATAATTTTCGTGGTGCACTGCGAGAGAATTCGAAGAAGACAATGGTATTATCTTAGATTCCCAATTAACGACCAATTAATTCAGAGATTAAAAAATCTTCCAGAAGAAAGTCGTAAGTGGAATGCCAGTATGATATGTTGGGAAGTTAGTGTTGCATCACTATTTGCTTTAATTAAAAGATATAGGGATTCTAAAAAAATTCATTTCGATTTTGGAAATGAAGACAGTCGTAAAATCTTCATTGAGCAAATCAAGAAAGTCGAAATTGCTGAAGAGGAAAAGCGCAAATTCATTGCCGACCTCAATATCAAAAAAGAACATTGGGTCAGGTATAAGCAAGAACTGGAAAACACTTATGTGGATTACAGCGAGAAAATGCATGCGTTACTGAAAGAAGGTGTTAAACTATACCCCCATCAGATTGTCGCTGCGATGTTTATGAATGTCACACGTAACACGTTGATTTCCCATGAAATGGGTTTGGGTAAAACTCTTAGTGCCATTCTTTACGTTGAAATGAACGGTTTTGAAAAGGTTTTTGTCATCACACCGAATTCCCTGAAATTCAATTTTTATGGTGAAGTCCAGAAATTTACAAATAGCACCGCACATATCGTAAATTGGAAAAAGAATAGTTGTGGTATCGAAGAAGCTAAGTATGTTATTGTTAATTACGATTTCTTTAATCCCAAAAATACTAAAGACAAGAAATTCATTAGTAAATGGAAGAAATTAGGTGTTGATGTGATTGATATAGTTATTTGTGATGAAAGCAGTAAATTAAAAAATACCAAAGCCAATACTTATAAGAATTTCAAGAGTACGTTTAGAAAATCTTTATTTAGAAATGAAAAAATCAGTAAGATTTTCTTATCAGGAACACCTGCACCTAATAGAGCACATGAATTATATACTGTTCTGAATCAGATATCAGATGTTGATTTTGCCACAAAGAAATATTTTCAAGAATATTATTGTGGTATGACTCGTGATGGTGATGGTTGGGGTTATGTTGTGGATACGATGGCACAGAAACTCGAAGAACTTTATCATAAAATTGCCCCATTCACACATAGAAAGCGTAAATTCGAAGTTCTAACAGACCTTCCAGATAAAACGTATCAACGTATTATATTGGAAATGACTGATGACGAGCAGAGAATTTATGATGAAATCGAAGCAGGTGTTGCTAATGAGTTCGTTGAGAACCCCAATGGTAATCCGTTGACAATAATGATTAGATTAAGACAGTATCTTGCACTTGTTAAGGTACAACACGTTATCGAACTAATTGAAAACGTATTTGAAACTGGTGAAAAGGTTTTGGTGGTGGATTTTTTCAAAGACAGTCTATATCAGTTAAAAGAAAAACTTGGTGATGTCGTGGCATTACATACTGGTGACCAGAGTGTTGAAGAACGTGCTGAACTCGTGAAGACGTTCCAAGACCCTAATAGTGCAATTAAAGGATTTCTGGGTAGTATTCAGACTTGTAACTATGGACTTACTCTTACTGCTGCAAGTAAATTATTCATTATGACACTTCCGTATAGCGTAGGCGACTACGACCAAGTTAGCGATAGACTTCATCGTATAGGTCAGAAATCTGCTGTTAATATCTATGCATTAATATTCCCCGACACTATTGATGATTACGTATTCTCTGCAATTGAGAATAAACGTAAGGAAATTCTAAAGGTTATTGATAACGAAGATTATTCATCAAATGTGAGCGAATCGGTATTAAGTGAAGTAATTAAAAAAATTAAGGAGAAGCATGGGAAGCAGTTATAAATGGAGTATGAATCCGTTTCGAGATTTTTTATTCAGTTCGATACTGATGGGTACTGATATCACAAATAAAGAACATGAAGCCGACATTTATGTTGGTTTTGTCACAATTTTAGAGTATTTTGTGCCAAACAACGATGCCCAATATCTGGATTTTGAAATCGGAAATAAAGATAATTATTTTAAAGTTGTTGCAAAAAATGCAATAACAGCACTCTGGTTGTCAGGAGTTTTCCCTGATAATCCCAAACAGGTGTTGGAAACCAATGAATTTATATTTGAAAATCTAAAATATAAATTTAATGTCAAAACAAAGAAGTTAAGTTATAGACAAATAAGAAAATAGTATGGATAAACACAAGGTTTTAGGTGAAATCAAAGGATTTCTTGAGGGTTATAATAACGATATTAAGTATCTGGTAAATGTCGAAACCGACCCAAGAACCGATATTGCTGAATGTGTGATACATGAGCCGAAACAGAAACCGAGAATCGAAAATATCAGATATCTACCTTTCATGTATATGAAGGATTTATCGAGACTTGGTAGAGATTTATATCCAGACAAAGACGAATCATATATTGAAAGTAAGAGAATTAAGTATGGTATCAAAATCACTAAATTAAAAACTGGTAACCAGAAAAGATTACTTGATGGCTACTGCTATAAGTTAACAAGCCATAGGTGTTATAACGATATCGTTAATTATGTGCGAGACGGTGGAATCGACCCATATGAAAAACTAAGTGATGAAGACGGTAATTTTGTGCGAGACGAAAAAGGTAAACTCGTTTATAAAAATCGTGATATATTCCATTCTCCCCGTACCACTGAACAGTTCTTTATCTCAACACAATCAAGACTTTATAAAGGTTATGAACAATATAGGGATGTTCATCGTTTGACATTCGACATCGAGACAACTGCTTTACGTTATCAGATTGGCAGAATGTTTGCTATTGGTGTCAGGGACAATAGGGGGTTTGAGACCATATTAGAAGTCGATAAACTTAATGATGACGAAGCCGAAATCAGATTGATTCAGGATTTCTTTAATCTAATCGACTATATCAGACCTGCCGTTATTTTGGGACATAATTCCGAGACTTTTGACTTTGATTTCATCTTAGGCAGAGCAGGTATTCTTGAAATGGATTTAACTAAAGTTCCAAACGGACTTAAAGAAGGTATGTTGTTGAAAAGAAGAGGAAATACCAGTGTTAAGTACGGCAATACCACTGATAAATATACTGCCACTGAAATGTGGGGTTATTCTATTATCGACACAATCCATGCAGCGAAACGAACTGCTGCCGTTAACAGTGACTTGAAATCAACAGGTTTGAAATACGTTGCGAAATTCGAGAACTTTGCCAGAGAAAATCGAACCTATATTAAAGGTGAAGACAACGACATCGGCAGATACTATAACGAAAACAAGGTGTTTTTAATTAACGAGAAGAACGAATATGTTGAAATTCCCGATGAATATCAAGATGTTGCGAAGAATCTGTACCGACTTCAAGCCAATAAAGATACTATAACTGCCGACCAACATAAAGTATATAGAAATAAATTTCTTGACGAGAATAAATATTTTGTCACTTGGTATAAGGAAAATTGTATTGAGAAAAATCTCACAACGTTTATCGGTGGTAAGAAACTCGTGAAGCAGTACCTGCTTGATGACCTCTGGGAAACCGAACAGGTTGATGAACTCTATAACCAGTCATCATTCATGCTTGCCAAAATCGTTCCAACCACGTATCAACGTATCTGTACAATGGGTACTGCAAGTATCTGGAATCTTCTGCTTACCGCATGGAGTTATGAAAATGACTTGGCTATTCCGATTCCCGATAAATATATGAAGTTTGGTGGTGGTCTGGCAAGAACCTACAAAAAGGGATATAATACGAAACTTATCAAAATTGACTACGCCAGTCTTTATCCAATGATTCAATTAACCGATGATGTATTCCCGATATTCGATATCACTGGTGTTATGAAGAAATTCTTGTTGTACATGACAACTACTCGTAACATCTATAAGAAAATGGGTAGTGGTGCTAAATTGGATGTTGAAGAGGTTGGGTTATTGAAACAACTTGACCCTGAAGTACATGTTAGATATATTAATAATCTCTTGAGTTCCGAAGATGTTGCGATGTTCAAGGTTAAGCAATTACCTATTAAGATTCTAAACAACTCTCTTTATGGTGCGTTGGGTTCACATATTAGTTTTAACTGGTCTGATAACGTTTGTGCAGCAAGAATTACCAGTGTGGCACGTATTCAGTTGAGACATGCAATTTATTGGTTTTCACAATTCGGTTGTCTCGCATTACTTGCCGTAACTGATGGTGTTAACTTCAAAATACCTGACAGCACTAATATCAAGGTGAGTAATGAGGGAATAAGTGAGGGAACAACTGAGGGATTAATTGAAGAAATGTGGCAATACGGTGGAAAAACAGGTATAGGAGCACTCATTGAATTATTTAATGAAACCGAAATGCCGAAACCATATATGAGTGTTGATGATGATGGTGAAAGTGTTAGTTGTTTGAACCTTGCCAGAATTAATTATGCCACACTTTCACTGGTTGAAGATAAGAAGAGTGGTAAAATGAAAGAAAAAATCAAATTAACTGGTAACACAATTAAATCCAAAGTGATGCCAGAATATATTGAAGAGTTTATTGATAAAGGTCTTGAACTTATTCTTCATGGTAAAGGTAGGGAGTTCGTTGAGTATTATTATAGTTATGCGGAAGACATTAGATACATGCAAGTGCCGTTGAAGAAAATAGCAAGTAAAAGTAGAATGAAACAAACACTTGCCAATTATAAAAAGAGAGGTAAGGATAAGAATGGCAGGGAAAAGGGTAAACAAGCACATATGGAGTTACTGATTCGAAAACGTGAGAAACTCGCATTGGAACTTTTTGAAAAACACAAAATCGAATTGGGTTTCGATAATCCCGAAAAAGAACCGAAAAAAATTGATGATGTAATGAAAGCCGTCATCAATTACATGCCACCACCACCCGAATTAGATAGCACAGTATATTATGTAAATACTGGATATATGAAATCTCACGGTGACACCAAGGATGATGTTAAAGATAAGGAAACTGGTGAATTAAGATATGGTTCTACATTAATTAGTAGTGAAGATTTACAGGAAAACCCCAATATGACAGGCACATATAATTATGAAAAATATCTTGCTGCTTTTAATAAGAGAGTTGAGACGATTCTCGTGGGATTCGACCCAGAGGTTATAAAGAAAATACCAGTAAAAATTATTAAGAAGGGTGAAAATGCTGGTGATTTAAAGAAGGGTGAATTCAGTCCGTTAAAAAATGAATTAGAACTTAAAAGTTTCGACCTTGATGACTTCGATGAAAGTATGCATTTGGAAGAAATAGAGGTTGATTTCTGGAATAGAACAGGATATGACCCAAGACTGGTTTGGAACGGTTTTAAAATGCGTGACGACTACCGTGTTCATTACGAAATATATGAAAATGCCCTGAATTTCTTGAATAACAAAATGATTAAAACCAATAAACCATGCATCAAATCAATAAATGATAAATATCAAGACGGTGATTTGGTTCTGATTAAAGATGGTAGTGAATATCATGTCGGTGCATATAATGGGGTTTATTTACAGATTGTCAGAGACAACGTTGATATTCCCAAGAGTGAATTGGAATTGGAACTCGACAGAATCCAAGAAGAACATCAGAATAAAATCGAGTCATTGGAAGCCAGTGAGTTAACGACTAAAACTGATAGAGATATTTTTCTTGAAGCACAAGCTAAGAAACAATCAATGTATTTCAAGGAATTTAAACAGACTTTCAGTCTTGACTTAACATATACTATGGAGAAATTATTTACTGATATTCCTGAAGCAAAAGGAGCGTTTGAGATATTTGTAATAAATGCCGATAATGCTGTTGATGAAGAAGCAAGTGAATATTTGGATGTTGATGATGGTTCATATTAATATTAAGAAGTATTTATATGAAAACATGCCATCATGAAGTTAAAAAAGAAAGATTTACTCGAAATAATTGATAGTAATGGAGAGTTAATTGGGAATACCGATATACCCACAGTTGATGCTAATGCTGATACTCAAGCAAGTAATACCAGTGACTATAATCAGAAAATAGGTACTCAGCCATTCCGATATGATATGTTGGGTCGTTTCGGCTTTACATTGATGCCTTTTATGGAAGGCGTTGATAAACATCAGGGTCAGGCTGAATTGGAAAATGATTTAGTTGACCTGTTGAATGACAGATATGTTGAACTCCTTAGTCATTATTATAGAAATCCTCAAAAAGTCAAATCAGATTACCGAAAATATAGTGCCGATAAGGAAGTTGGTGAAGAAGCAACGAAACATAGTGTTATTTGGGCAGATAAAATCCTTAAAATACTTGAGAAACATTTCGGAAACGCATTTAATAATCTCGATGAAAGACTCAAAACCCTTGACGAGCAATTTCATGAAAATATTGCCGAAGGAAAAGTTGTTGAAGACAAAATGGTTGACCGAAAAGAAGATGAAATGTCAACTAAAACCGAGGACGGTGAGGTAAGGGAAAAGAAACTCGAAAAAATTGCTGGTCTAATTAATAAATTGGAGAAGAAGGATATTGATAAACTAATTAATTTATTGGAGAAGAAGAATGGCTAATCAAGAACTATATGATAAAACCTATAGGATACCCCCAGAGGTCTTAAAGGGTATCCAGACAGCCTTGGTATCCAATCCGCAAGGAGAAGGCGTAAAACGAGCTAAATTCATGCTTAAAAACGGTTCTATGACCTATCAAGCAATGAAGAGATTAAAGAATTTCTTCGATTACTTCAATCCACAGTCAGATGACCCGACCCAATTCAGTCTTGCAGGTGGTCAACCCATGAAAGCGTTCATTGAAACCACATTGAATCAAGACAGAGCAGGTGTTGCAAGGTCAAAAGAAGTCAGACGTGATATAACAGCAAATCCGAATTCAGAATTAAAACCATTTCAAGCACCAAGATTAAGTATAAACGAAGAAAAGAAAGAAAAAGCAAAAAATGCCGTTGCTGTTATCGTAAATAAAGACAATAAAATATTGTTATTAAAACGAGCAGATGGTAAAAAAATCTGGATGCCAAGCAAATGGGCACTTGTTGGTGGGGGAATTGAAAAAGGTGAGACCCCACAACAGGCATGTGAGAGAGAAATACTGGAAGAAACTGGTTTGGAAATCAAGAAATTCGTTCAGTCTTTTAGAATTGAAAGACATGCTGATAGCATTGAATATATTTTTGCTTGTAGATATGATGGTGACCCAACAGATATTACGCTTAACGAAGAAAATACAAATTACGGTTGGTATGACGTGAGTGAAATGGAATATCTTGATATTGTTCCACATTTAATCGAATATATTACTCTCGTGTTTAAAAAATACGAATAATTTGTATTTATAAGAAATAACAGAAAAATTAATAATAAATAAAATGGCAGAAGAAACCAGTAGATTGTTAGAAAATAGTGCAGAATTAAGAACCTGTTCGTTAGCAAAAAATAGTGCTGGATACACACCCGGAAAGGAATATCTTCCAACTACTCCAGACACAATTTCAGATGGTGATAACAGGGGAAGAGACCCTGAATCAGAAGGCGCAATAATTGGCACGCAAATCGATATCGAAACAAGGACTAAGCAGATGGCAAAGAATGCCGATGGTTATACGTATGGTAATGAGTACGGTCCGAGTCACGCAGACACTATTTCAGATGGTGATTGTAGAGGCAGAGACCCTGAATCAGAAGGCGGTTCAATTGGAACAAACAAAGATATTGACACACGGAATAAACAGATGGCAAAGAATGCCGATGGTTATACGTATGGTAATGAGTATTGTGCAGGTGTTGCTGATACGGTTGCTGATGGTGACGATAAAGGCAGAGAACCAGAAGTTGGTGAAGAAGCTGGAACTTGTATCGATTTCAATAATAGGAATCGTTTACTTGCAAAAAATGCTGGTCTTTACACAAAAGGTAATGAATATTGTGCAGGTAGTGGTAGAGTATAATGATAAATGAGGCTAAAATATTGTTCAATAATATCAAAAACTTTCGCAATCTCTTAACAGAAGGCGTTGGTCAGGATGCTATTAAGAAAGCGATTGAAAATCATGAATGGATTTATCTTTACTATAACGGTGATGATGAAGATGGTAAAAATGCAACTGGTTATCGAACGGTAAGACCTTATGTACTTGGCACAAATGCTGCTGGAAACACGGTTTTGAGAGCATGGCAAGACAATCCAAAAAATAGTTGGCATTTCAGTAACCGAAAGACACGTCCCGATAGTCAATATCATGATTATTGGAGTGATTCCGAGGGTGTGAAACCGGGCTGGCGAATGTTCAACTTGGATAAAATTTCAAAAGTATATCCAACAGGTAAGAAATTTAATGACGCAAATGGTCTACCTATGATACCTGCGGGATATCATGAAGGTAGTGATGACAACATGACCAGTGTTATTGCATATGTATCAACAAAAACCGAACCTGATTTTGATATGAAATATGATAAGGATGTTCAAACAGATATCATATCAAGAACAGACCGAGATAAAGCGAAATGGGATAGTATTAGAAGAGGAAATAAGAATGCGAAGAAAATCACTGCCGATGACGTGGTTAAATTACGTGATGTCGCAAGTCGTGTACAAAAAACCGCACATGGTAGTTATCTCGTTGTAATTGATGACCGAAATAATTTCCAATTGATGTTGGGGAAAGATAAGGATAAACAAAATATCCCAGACATCGCAATTGTTGGGTCATTACCTTATTTATATGACAGTCTTGTTAAACAAAATGCCCCTGCCGATGACAAATTCTTCAATGATATGAAAAACAAGACACAAACTGATTTAAGACTGAAAGCACAAGATACTGCAAATCAGCCTGAACCAGAAATAAAAGAAACAAAAACTCCAGAAATACCATATAAGAAAATGACTTTTTTCAAATAATGAAGTATTTATAAAAAAATATAAAATTTTATAATAATGGCAAAAAAACTTGACTTAAATAAATTAAGGGATGAAATCGATAAGGAGAAGCAGAGTCGAAACATGATTCCATCTAAATTAGGTGAAAGTGTTGGTAGAGGCGTGTCACCACGAGATGAATTCTTAACTGGATTATTGCAAGCCAGAGAAACTGGAAATGACACCCCTTCAACTACACTAATTAAAGTAGTTGAAAACAAGGTAGCTGAAAAACATGGTGGAATAAAAAAACATGTTATTAATGAAGCAGCACCAGTCCAACGTCCCACAACAGTTGACATGTCGCCTGAAAGGGATGAACAACTATTTGCTGACCTTGAGAAGAAAAGAAAAGCAACTCTTGCTGAAAGTATTCAGGCATTCACTGGTTCACAATCTGCTGCACCACCAGCACCTTCTGTAAATTATAACGGACAACAATTCTTGACATCAGCACCTGTTCTACCTGCTGGAGCACCAATGCAAATAAATGAAGCAGCACTGGTTGAGGGCGTAAAAAACGTTGTTAATGAATATCTCAGTGAGAATCTTGGTGTTGTATTTGAAGAAGCAATCAAGGGAACGATAATCGAAATGTATGCCGTGGAACGAATCAAAGAAGTCTTGAATGAAAACCGAGATTTAATTAAAACAGTGGTTATTGAAACCATTCGAGAGATTCAAGCAAAAAACAAAGCAAAGGCGCAATAATTATTGCGCTTTTTTTTACTACCCTTTCTGTATTTATGAATATAATATATTCGTAACATGACTTATGATGAATTCAAACAAAATTTCTTACCAGAATTCCTAAATATTAATTCCTATGCTGGTAGGATGAAATATGCTGATGAAAATCTTCAGAGAATCGGCAGTGGTACTGGAAGAGCAGTTTATGATATTGATGGTGAAAAGGTTTTGAAACTCGCAAAAAACGCCAAAGGTATTGCACAGAACGAAGCCGAAGCAGGTGCTGGATATTATCGTGATACCCAACATATAGTAACCATTGTTTTTGACAGTGAGGATAATAATAGTTGGTTGATTTCCGAGAAAGCGAAAAAGGTTAATGAGGCACGAATTAAAGAACTCACTGGTATCCCAAGCCTCAATGATTTATATTATTTTCTTAGAAATTTCAAAGAACAAAATAATGGTAGAAAAAAAATTATTCATCAAGACCAAGAACTCGTGGAATTTTTCTACGAAAACGAATTCGCACAAGACCTACAAAATTTCATAGCCAATTATAGTCAACATGCTGGTGACATGGGCAGACCAAGTACATATGGTGAAGTACTTCGAGACGGTCAACCGACAATTGTTCTAACAGATTACGGTTTGAATGATGAAGTATATGACAGCCATTATAATCGACAGAGAAAGCAGAGATATGGAATGCATGAACTCTTCAATTATGCAGACGGTAATGATGATATTCTTAGTGATGCTGGTGGTGGAATGGATATTAGACACGGTATGTGGGCACAAATGCCTTATAGTGTGGATGATGGTCAAGGTGTTATCAATGAAAACTTTATTAAATTTGTTTCAAATCATGACAAATATCCCAATAAGCCAGTAGCGGGTCTTCCTGTTCTTGCAGACCATTTTCAGAACTGTGTGAATAACATCAAAGAAACATTAAAACATGTTGAAAACAAAAAACAGTTTTATGGTAATTTATTGGAACTCCAGAACTATCTAATTAGACGAGGTTTTTATGACCGAGACCCATTAATGAGTGAAGAATATGTTATTAATGAAGACACTCCTTCTGTTGACCCCGATACGTTAAATGATAGAAATTATAGTGATAAACTGGCGACTGCGGTTGCAATTAAATTAAACCTAACATCACCAAAATATCTGGGTGGTGGAGGAAATGGGTTTGCATATGAGATTAATGATAATCTTATAATGAAACTAACCACAGATATTAGTGAAGCAGATGCTGCATCAAGACTAATGAGAGGTCAACCCAAAAACATATCAATAATTTTCAATCTATATAAAGTCGTTGATACCGAAACCGATAAAGCGGTTTTTGTCATAATGCAAGAAAATATCAACGATAAACCACTGGATAGACTTAGAAAACTTCAAGCCGATATTTCCACAATAAAACCAGATGGTTTGGATTATGAAGATATTATGGTAAATATAAAAAAACCAAAGAAGTTTAATCATAATGAATGGGTTGTGTGGGCGAAAAAAATATTAACTAATAATCCAGAATCTGGTGTTAGTCAACAAGAAAGACAAGCAGCATATGAATATCTTCTCGACATGTTCAAAATACGTCAGGAATTATTAGATTACCGCATCAAATCGACTGATTATATTGCGATTGCGAATCTTGGTTATAAAAATGGTGTGTTGAAATTTTTTGATGTTGGTGGTTATTATGGTGTCGGTGAACCAGAAATTGGTGATGAAGATATCATAAATTTACCTGAAAACCTTAGTGAAGAACAATTAAGTGAAGACTATCCCAGAGACCGTGCAGATGCAATTGCTGTTGAAATTGGGAAAAAACTTGGTGTCGAACCACAGTATATCGGACACGGATTATTTGGTGTTGCATACGATATTGGTGATAATAAAGTGTTAAAAATAACATCAGATAAAAGTGAGGCAGCAGAAAATCTTGGACTTATTGGAAAACCTCTGAAATATATTGCACAACCATATCGGGTATTTCAAGTCAATTCGGAAGTGAATGCTGATTTCCCAATAACATATGGTATTATTCTGGAGAAATTAAAAACAGACCAACCATATTTTAAACGTATGTATGATAGACTTGAATATGTCTTTAAAAATATTTTTAATATTGATTATAAAGAAGCACTTGAGGTATATCTATATGGTCATCAATTTGACCACGATATTGAAAAAAGCGAGGTTGACCACTATTTTAAAAAGAACAGTGAAGACGCAGAATTCTTTTTCAGTATTTTGAGAATTGCTGAAGAACTTGATAAGTATGGTGTGGAAAGTCTTGATTATTATAATGCTGAAAATCTTGGATACAAGAAAGACGGTGCAATTGGTTTCTTTGATGTGGGGTTCGGCAATGGATTTTTACAACCAACTGATGCGGAACAAATGGGTGTGAATGTTGCTGAAGACGGTAGTGCTAAATTCAGTACTGATAATGCGATAGCACAGGATGATTTTCCACCATATAATAGTAATGATACTTCTCCAATGATTAATAATGACTTGGATGCGAATGTTGCTTCCACAATGTATGAAGACCTTGAATATAACCATGTTGTTGGTGACGCTACTGAAGATAAATATATGTTAACTGAAAATGAGGGGGAAAAATATTATCGTGCTGTTGAGAAAAATATGGGTAAGACAATTGAGTTCGAACCAGAAGGTTTTTATGAAGCAATTGATGATGACGGCAATCCAATTTATCAATATGATACATTCTGGGAAAGTGATATAGCAGAAGTTGCTGCAAGTAAAACTATTGGTGGTGCTGTAATGGGATTATACTCAATGTTTAGGACAAATGGTAGAAATCCAGAAACATTCTATATTTATATGATTAATGAAAAACCCGATGTTGATATTTCTCATTGGGATATGGGTGATTTTTATCATTTAAAAGAGGTTAGATATCGTAGAGCGGTTCAGGGTAAATATATAGGTAAACTGATAATTACTGATGACATGAAAACAAAATTAAATGCTTTTTATAATATGAATTCATTAGAAGCATATGATGAACCCGATGATGAGACATATGAAATTGTGAAAAATACTGATTATGACCAATATATTGATAATGTTAAGGGTATGGTGCATGAAAGGAATAAATCATTTGGCACTGGTTCTAAAACAGTAAAGGTAAAAAGAAAATGTCAACTTGCTGGATTAGGTAATACCAGTGTTGCTTGTAATCAAGGTGATATAAATAATCTGGAATTCGGTTCAGTTAATGAGGAAGATTTGGAAATCAGGGAATATTTTAGTAGTCTTGTACCTAAAATAGATGAGGGAGAAATTATGACATTACAAGACCTACCTTTTAGAAAAGAAGTCGAACAACTTGGTGGTAAGATATTTAGCGTTGGTGGTGCTGTCCGTGACGAGTTTCTGGGTAAAGAATCTAAAGACTTAGATGTGCTGGTAACTGGTATTCCTATGGACAGTCTTGAACAACTACTTAAGAAATATGGTGGGGTAAATAATGTCGGTGCGAGTTTTGGTGTTTTGAAGTTCGTACCAAAGGGCAGTAAAGAAGAAATTGATATTGCGATTCCCCGTACTGAAGTACCAACTGGTGCTGGTGGTCATCAAGGTTTTGATGTGACTTCAGACCACGAATTACCAATTGAAAAAGATTTGGAACGCAGAGATTTTACAATTAATGCAATAGCCAAGGACATTGATGGGAACATAATTGACCCATATAATGGTCAGGAAGACCTGAAGAATAAAATTATTCGTATTGTTAATCCAAAAGCATTTAGTGATGACCCATTGAGGATGTTACGTGCAGTTCAGTTTGCCAGTCGTTTCGGTTTCACAATCGAACCCAAGACCATGCAAATGATAATTGATAATGCCAGTAAGATTACTGAGATTGCACCAGAAAGAATTTTAATTGAACTTGAAAAGATTGTTACAAAAGGCAATGCGTTAATTGGTGTTGAGCTACTGGCTTCAACTGGTTTGTTTAAGCAGATTTTCGGTAACGAAATCCAACCTTCTCAAATAGGTCGTAGAGACTTTACTGGTGTCAAAACAATGGCTGAATTATTATTCTTAATGATGAATGGTGTGGTTCAGAATCCCGCAGAATTCTATCTTAGTAGGTTTAGCACCGAAGACGCTAAAAGAGATAGAACATATAAAGAATTACAGGCATTGGATTTAGCATTCAACTCAGACTTACTTGACCAACAAATGAGTCCAGTTAAAGCAAGGTCAATTGCTCATAACATGTATACAACAGCATCACAGACACTCGAAAGTCAAGTCTTACCTGAAGCAATTGCTGTTGCTGCACAGGAATTGCTACAAGGTAAGTATCCGAAAACCGTCAATGAGTTGGCGGTTAATGGCAATGATTTAATGCAAAAAGGATTGCAGGGAAAAGCAATAGGAGACATGCAAAAATCAATGCTAATTAGGATTTATGCTGATAAGATTAGGAACAATAAGGAAGAATTACTATCTTTGGTGAAATCTAATAATGAAAAATTAAACGAATTATCTCATTTAGATTTTGAAAGAGAAAGTAAATGGAATATAAATGGTGAAGAGGTCGAATTAGATTTTTTTATTGAGAAATACGATAAATGGAATTATAAATATGAAAGATTTAGAGACCCATCTAAAGAATCGGTGTTGAGATTTATAGAAGATGAGTTTCCAGAATTTGTTAATGATGAAAAACTAAAAAAAGAATTATATTGGGCATTGACTGATAGAGAATTATTGAATGAAGACGAAATGAAAAAAGTGAGTTACAGTGCGGTAGTTCTTGATGATAAGTCGAAAGCAAGTTTACTTAAAGTATTCAGTCCAATGATACCTGAAGGTTGGGAAGTCATTGCTCACCATATGACAATAAAAATGGGTGCGCTTGAAAACGGTAGTAGAGAAAAAGATGATATGGAAAACGGTACTGAAATTACATTAAAAGTAAATGATTATGCTATGGATGAACTGGTAATGGCTGTTGGTGTTGAAGGATACCCAACTACAAATCCTAAACCACATATAACAATTGCTGTAAATAGAATAGAAGGTGGGAAACCGTTCCTCTCAAACAAATTAACTGATTGGAAACCATTAGGGTTTCCCATAACATTAACTGGAAAAGTAAGTGAAGAAGGGTAAATTATGGAAGAAATTCACGACTTTATTGGAAAAAATAAAGCAGGTGAGAAGTTAGAAAAGGAAGTTATTGAAGATATCCGAAAGAAAAGATATCCAACAACACATAAATATGAACCAAATAATGGTGATTATGATGTTTTTATTGATGAAATAAATGAAGGAATTGAGATTAAAAATGATTTAGAAGCACTATTCAGTAATAACATCTGTATTGAATATAAACAAGATGGTCGATTATCTGGAATTTCAATAACTAAAGCAAAATACTGGATTCAATATGACCAAACTTATTTATATTTGGCGTTAACTGAGGATATTAAATATTTGATTCGTTCTTTTTTAATTTATCATATAGATTTAAAAAAGTTTGCAACTGGATTAGCTCTGGCTGATTATCCAAGCGATGTGTGTACAACGAAACTGAAGGAATTTGAGACTAAATCAAGAGAAAAATATGGTGATTTATATGAGGAAATTCAACCAACAGATAGAATTGGTGATTTACCGAATAAGAAATTGAATCAAGGAAATTATTATAAATATATGGGTTTATATTTAGTTCCTAAAGAATTATTTAGAAAATATTGTTTAGAAGTAAACCCAATTAATAAAATGACATATAAGGGTTTACAATGAAAAGATTAGCAGTTTTTGACTTTGATGGTACGTTGATGAATACACCAGACAAAGAAAATGGGATGAAATTGTGGAAAGAAAAGAACGGACAACCATATCCACATAAAGGATGGTGGGGTCGTAGAGAAAGTCTTGACACCACATTATTTAACATCAAACCATTTCCAAGAGTATTGGGTCAATTGAAGAAAGAGAAAGCCACACCAGATACCTCAGTCATTATATTGAGTTCGAGAATGGAGAAACTACGTCCAGAAGTCGAGAAGATTCTTGACATGAATAACATTGTCGTTGATGATGTTATCTTAAAAAGAGGTGCTGAAGACAAGGGCGATGTAATTCTAAAGATAGAAAACTATAATCAGGATTTAAAAGAGATTGTCGTGTATGATGATTATACTGATAGAGATGCTGGAAAGATTGCAGAATATACAAAAATTAAAGACCAATTGTCTGATGATGTAAAATATATTTTATATTATGTTGATAATGATAATATCCGTCCACTTATGGGTGAAGGGAAGATTAGTTTTGAATCAACAAGTAGATTATTGGAGATAATACAAGAAGAAATCATAAATTTTAAATAAGAGTATTTATAAGAAATTTCGATATGATTGATATGAGATATAAACCACATTTTCTTCCACAGGTACACGCACCATATGATATGGTGCTTCAAAAACTTGATGATGAGGGTGTGAATTATACCAATGTTGAAGTTGACCCAAATGACTTAACACCTTTACAGGGAATTACATTTAGTGATGATGTTGGTGGTGTAAATGTTGATGACATGAATCCGATTTGGATTAGTTCTGACATGCAAGTTCTTGATGGTCACCATAGAATGGTTCGTGCGTTGCTCGATAACATTCCAATCAAATGTATTAAGATTGACATGAATCATAAGGATGCTTGTCGAGTACTTAATAAGATACAGGATATCTATGAATACGAACAATCACAGGGTCTTGAAGAGGTGGAAGACCAAGACGCAATCAATTTTTATCGTGATGACGAGAATCAGTTTCTGAATACATTAGAAGAAGATAATATTGCGATTCAAACCGAAACACCAACCAAGAATCAAAAAACCGTGGTTGGGTATAGAAAAGACCCGATTAAAGAAAATAGCGTTGTTGGTAATTTTTTCACATTAAAACCTGTTGACGGCTATGATAAATACGAAATCGATTTCGAGAATCTACTGGATACCAATGCTTTGGGTGTTACCTACAAGGATGGTCAAGAACCAGTGGATATTCTGGCAAAATCTTGGTTTCCAAACATAAATTTTGAAAAATTAAGTACACAACATAGTGCCCCATCAATTAATTTAAAAACCAAGGCAGTTGCTGAGAAAGCAATGAAAATGGGTTACGATGGTATAAAATATGGTGACACAATAATTCAAGGACTAAAATAAATCAGATATGAATACATATAAAATAACAAACATAACTAATCTTGCTGGAAAGCGTGATAGAAAATTTAATACGATTGTTAATATAGAATATATTGACGGCAGAACCAAGAAAACAATTGTTTTAAAAGCAGGTGATAACGTATTTTTAACAATTAATTCACTACCTCTCTCGGTGCACAGATTAAGAATCAAGAACCTAATTACAATCGAAGAAGTTAATCTTGCTGAACTTACAAAACCAGTAACACCAAAACCAATTCGAAGACCTAAACCAGTAAAGAAACCCGTTGAGGTTGTAGATAAAGTTGAAAAGAAAACCACAAGTAAGAAAAAGACACTGACCTAATATCAAAACACACATGTTATCCAAAAGCCAACAGAAATGTTGGCTTTTTTTATGAATTAATTCAAGATTTTTCCTTGAGTTCCGTATAACCATATATATACAATAATTTTTTATAAATAATTATAAACGAATATGGACGGAAAAATTAGAATCTTATTCTATAACCTTGACGGAGCAGGTGTAAACTACTTCAGAACACAAACACCAGCACAAGAACTGGAACGAAATCACAGCGATGAATTTTATGTGGAAATCAATCCACAAATCGACTTCAACGACCCCAAATTTTTTGACTATTTAAAAACATTTCATATCATACATTATCACCGTCAATTCTTAGGTGAAACTGCACAGATGTTGAAACTGGCAGAAGAATTAAGAAAATCGGGTACAATATTAATAGTAGATATTGATGACTACTGGAAACTACATAGACTTCATCCGTTCTATAATATGAGTAAGGAGAAACAAATGCATGTTCCAATCATCGAAAACCTAAAAATTGCTGATTACGTTACTACAACAACCGATTTATTTGCGTCTGAGATTCGTAAAATAACTGGTAAAGATAATGTTGAGGTATTTTATAACAGCATTGACCCCAAGTGGATGAAACAGTTTCAAAACAACTGGAAGCCAGACCCAGACGGCTTGGTTAGAATCACATATATGGCAGGTAGTTCCCACATGGTTGACGTACAGCAACTCGAAGGCGTTGTAAATGTGTTGGAAGCTAATCCAAATACCAGAGGAAAATTTAAGATAATTATTGCTGGTTGGGACACTGAAGGCAGTACAACAGACATCACATTCAATCAGGATTTCAGTGCTGAACTCCAGAAAAAGGGGTTGTGGACACATGAAGTCGTGAAAGCGATTAACAAATCAAGAGGTGATGTTGACCAGATACCAAAAATTTCGCAAGAACTGAAAGACAAGTATAGGGATAAGGTATTTGATAGTAACCAAAGAGATATACAATCCGAAGAAAGTGTTTATCTTGTTTATGAAAAACTCCTGACTAATAATCATAAGTTGATTGATACTCCAGATTATCTACAATGGCTCATGAATTTCGAGAGAAACGTTAAATATGAAAACGAAGGGAATTTCGGCAGACGTTGGACACAGAAAGCCAACACTTATGCACAGGTACTTGATGAAACAGATATCGTACTTGCACCACTTGCCGATAACGAGTTTAACAGGATGAAATCTAACTTAAAACAAGTCGAGTGCTGGACAAGGAAACTCCCAATTGTTTGTAGTGACATTCCACCATATAATGTACATGGTAGACATATGGAGAACTGCGTGTTGATTCGTTCAGAGAAAAACGCACATAAATACTGGCATAAGTATTTGAAAAGACTTATATTAGATGCCGACTTGAGAAAACAACTTGGTGAACAATTATATGAAGATTTTAAAGAAGAATATAACTTGGAATTCGTTACAAAAAAGCGTGCAGAATTTTATAAATCAGTGGTCTTAAAGGGGTTAGAAGTTCAATAATTTCATAGCGGAGTATTTATTAAAAATAATTACATATTAAAACAAAAATTATGAAAATATTTAAGAGAATACGAAAATGGTTTAACAAGAATTTCTTGTCAAAATATTTGGTTACATATCACCCTGCTTTTCTGAGTTTAGTTGAAGAGATTGAAATTAAATTGAGTGATGACAGGAGGAACAAGAAAGCCAAGGAAATCATGAAAATGATTAATAGCAGTCAATATAAAAGATTTTTTTATCGTGCCGTTAATTACAACCCAGCAGTTCCTGAACTACCCGAAACACCGCTTTCATTTGGTGATAGAGTCAAAATTTTTGTTTCGAAAATTCACATTTTTCTTTTCCGAAGGGATATTTATAAAAAATTACAACTCTTCAAGAGAATTTCAGAGGAATTTGTTGAGAGAGAAAAGAAAATTAATAAATATATGAAACAAACCAGTGTTGGGGAAAGAATTGAAAGGGCGGTAGAATTAGGTGTTATTAGTAAGGAAACACAGGAATTGATTTTCGCAAGAGAAGAATAATATGAAAAAATTCTTTCAAAATATCATACTTTGGCTTTATCTCAAGTTTCACATGATAATGGTTGCTATCAGCATTGCATTATTTAATACCGAACAAGAGATTCTTAAAGCCGACCCCAATGATTTGGATGAGAGAAATAATCACACCCAGAGAATGCGTAGCAGGAATCAATTGCTTGAGAAGTTTTATGCTGGTCAGACTGATGAGAAGTACGTCAAGGATTATTACGAAGTTCTGAAAAAAGCCGATAAGTTTATTAGAACCGCAACACCACGTCAAATGGCTGTTGCTGCCGATAAACATGGTACGAGTTACGGCATGAAAGACCGTTACGGCAGACGATATGAACACTATGGATTCTTCGATGACAAACATAAACATGTTGGCAAAACCCTTGGTGAAGTACTTGCTTTGGAATTCGAAGAGAGGCGCACCAAGGATGACGATTTGGAAATAATGTACATTTTTAACAACAAACCAATTGAAGTTGGTCTGGCTAAAGTTATGGATGTCGTTGAAAGAAAAGAAGGTACTCTGGATGAATATGAAGTCCTTGACATAGAGAAGAAATCAAAACAGTTTCAGTTTCCAATTAATGTAATGCGTGAAAATGAAGCTGTAAATAAAATTGAGGAACTCAGCGAGTTTCTGCACATAAAAAAAATTGGTTTCGAGTACAGACAATTAGAATTTTTCATACCCTTGAAATTCAAAACATCAGAACTCGATGATGATTCCGATATTTTTAAAGAAATTATTAATATCCAACAACTGTTTATTCGTGATGAATACGGTACTTTAATTGGATTCGGAATCGATAAATATTTTAAAAGAATAAATTATAACGATACTCATGAAGTGCTGAAATTCAATGGAATTGAAATGCAGACAATGGGTATACCAAATTAAAAACAAACAAAATGAGTGATTTTTTAGAAAACCTGAAGAAAGCAGCAGATAACGGAGAATTCAATTCCGAAGCAGCAAAAAAAATACTTGAAGTCCACGAATTGGCTGACAGTAAATTAGGTGCTGGTACACCAGCAGACCTTGAAAAATTAAAAGAAAGTCTTGAAAAGCGTTACGAAGAGGGTAAAAACTCTGAAGAAGTTAAAGAGACTAAAGTAGTTACTGAAAAAGAAGTGCTTGAACTCAATTCTGAGTATGAGAAGAAAATGGAACAGATTAAGAAACTGGATATCGTTAACGCACAACTGGCAACACTAATTGAAATCGAAGACATGGTTAAATTAAGTATTGAAGACATGTTTAGTTTCACTGATGAACTCGAAGCCAAGTTTGAGAAAGAACTCGAAGCTGAAGACCCAATGTTTGGTGACCTGTCTCAAAAAATCGAACAAATTAAATCGAAGTATAATTCCATTATTAATTAAAAAGAACCCAATAAAAACAGTTTAGACAAATTAAGACAAATCCCGACAAACATTTTGTCGGGATTTTTTTCTTTATTAGTATTTATAGGAAATCAATTATAATGAATTCATATAATATTACATTTCCGTTTAGAGACGATAACGAAACCAATAGTTATGTTCTAATGAATACCGTAACTAAGGATTCGTATAGTTCAAACCTACTGTTACTTTTATTGACTCAAAAGGGTGAAAGATATTATGAGCCAGATTATGGCACAAATTTATTAAAATATGTTTTTGAACCCAATGACTCTTTGACGGCAGCAGATGTTGAAGAAGAAATTCGAAATACTGTTTCATTATATATTCCAGAAGTTAAAATTAGTTCAGTAACATTCAATTGGGATAATAATGAAGAAGGACACCCAATTAATGAAAATCAACTAAATGTAAATGTTCAATTCGTATATGTTGAGGGTTCATTAACGGAACAAGGAAATATTGACTTAAATTTTTAAAATATAAAACATGGCAACTGATGTAACAACAAATGTAGTTCAATACGGAAGCAGAACTTTCGGGGAAATTAGGGCAGACCTGATTTCATTAATTAGACAAATGTATCCAGAAGTTCTCTCAGACTTCACGGATTCAAGTGTCGGTGCAATGCTTATCGACTTAAATGCTGGTGTGGGTAATAACCTCAGTATTAATACCGATAGAGCATTTCAAGAAACTCAATTGGAATATGCGCAACAAAGAGCAAGTATTCTAAATATTGCCAAGAACATGGGATTTAATGTCCCAGCAAGAAGACCAAGCGTTACCGTTATTGATTTTAGTGTTATTGTTCCTGTACTTGGTAATGCCCCTGATGCCAGTTATTATCCTGTATTGGAAAGCGGTGCGCAAGTACTTGGTGGTGGCAAAACATTTGAAACACAATCAATTATTGATTGGAGTACCGCCATTAGTAGTCTTGGTGACCCTAATCGCAGTATTGTTCCAAATCTGGACACAAACGGTATACCTGTTAGTTATACCGTTACAAAAAGAGAGGTTGTTATAAATGGTGGGACAAGTGTTTTTAAAAAAATTATTAATACCAGTGATGTTATCCCATTTTTCTCACTCACGTTGCCCGACCCAGATGTTATTGAAATTGAAAGCATTATACTTTTAGAAGGTACGAACTATAATATAAATCCAGATACAGGAGATTTTAATGACATCAATAGTAGATATTTTGAGGTTGATTATCTGGCACAACAACGTGTTTTTGTTGAAGATGGTTTGGGTTCAAGTGCAAACACAACAACAAATAATATCAAGGCAGCGACATGGATTGATATTACGAAAAAATTCATAAAAGAATACACACCCAAAGGTTTTTGTAGACTAACTTTTGGTTCTGGTGATAGCGATGTGAATGCGTTTCAAGAAGGGTTCTTAAAAGAAGGTGTTAGTAATCGCTATTTTCTTGAGAACTTCTTAAATAACACGGCTTTGGGTGAGAAACTGAAAGCGAATTACACTTTGTTTGTTAAATACAGAACTGGTGGTGGTGTGAGTTCCAATATTGGTTCGAATGTACTAACACAGCTTGGTTCATACAGTTTAAAAGTTTTTGGTTCTCGCCAAGATGTAAATCAACAGGTTCAGAGAAGTCTGAAAACAACAAATCCAATTCCAGCCATTGGTGGGAATGATGGTTTAAGTACTGAACAAATCAGACAACTGGTTAAATATAACTTCAGTGCCCAGCAAAGAGATGTAACGCTTACTGATTATTTGTTGCAGATATACAAGATGCCCGGGAAGTTCGGTTCACCATTTCGTGCGAATGCTTTCAAAATAAATAATAAGGTAGTTATTCCAATTCTGGATATCGGTGCTGATGGTAAACTGGATAACACAAGTAATTCATTATTACAATCAAATATTGCTGAATACCTAACACAGTATCGAATGATTAACGATTATATTGAAATTAAAAATGGTAAGATTTTTAATCTGGCGTTTGAAATCGATGTATATGTCGAGAACACCGCAGATAATCAAATCGCCAATAGCATAATTTCAATAGTTACTGAGTCACTTGACATTAATAATCATGAAATGAATCAAGATGTTTTTCTTGGTAGACTTCAGAAGGAGATTTTGAGTGCAAATGGTGTGATAAACGTTATTAGTATTAAAGTATTTAATAAAGTTGGTGGTCAGTATTCAAACAATACCGTCACACAACCAATATCTAATACCAGTACTGGTGAAATAAATATAGAAAATAACACGATTTATTCAACACAGGATTCGATGTTTGAAATCAAATATCCTTCCAAAGATATTAAGGTGTTACTGAGAAAGAATGTTACTTAATGGAAATACTGAAAAAAACAATATTACAAGCAGTAATTATGGGTTCTAATGTTACAGGTGGGACAATCATTATACCTGATTTATCAGCAGTATATTTCATTAAAATTGGGTTGAAGCAATTTGCTCATGATTTAGGTTTTTTTACACCATATAGTGAACCACCAGAACCAATACCACCAATACCACCAGTAGAAACGTTTTATCTGGTGGATAGTGCAAGTAATCCATTCGTAGATAATAATGACGATAACTTTATATATGAATAAATATTAATAATTATGGCAGACAAGAAATTATTTGAATTACTATTAGGAACACCCGCTACCAGCGATAAGATTGCTTTCGGTAAGGCTGGGACTACCTATAAAAATATTACCTATGGTGATTTAAAGAATATGATAATTGCTGGAATACCAACACCATATGTACCAGAATTCTTAACAAAAGTAGTGAACATTACTAATTTTGACATGTCTGGAACTGGAGAAAAGACTAAAGATGTTGATTTAGGTGTTGATAGGTCTAAAATTAGAAGTTGTGTAGTACTTATACGTTCGAATGACGGTGGTTTATATCCATTGTCAATGCCATCAGGTAATAACGAGACAAAATCATATTGGTTCATAAGGCAAGAGTCTACATATGCAAGCAATGCCAGAGTTCATATATATTCTGACGCAAGAGTCGGAGGGTCATCATTTTTCGACCAAGGCGCATTTGATGGTAATGGTACTGGAGGAATTAGAGGGTATATTTACGTTACTTATTTGCCTTAAATAATATAATATGAAGAATGAAATATCTTAAAATATGAGAATGAGATAATGGAGAATTCAGAATTGTTGGATAAAATAATGGTATAATGATAACAGGAGCGACAGATAATAGCAGATTAGCCGAGTTGAAAAAGTACGCAGTCGGTGTACCTTTCACTGAGCAATATGTTGGTGGTGGGGGTTGGTGGAATGATGGCGTTGACTACCCTAATTCACCAGTTATTGAAGATGTTATTTATTTTTTAGGTGGCATCAGATATCATGATATTACATTAATTGACGGCACATCAACAACATTTATTTATTTTCCAAGAAATACTGGAAATTTTATTGATGAACAATATATAAAAAACCCAAATAAGGAAAAAATAATAAGTAACCCTAAAATCTTTGACGATGTATTTATAATCAGAGATAAATTATCAGCATTTAATAATAATTATAGATTGGAATACATTACAAATTTACCAGACCTAACCACATATGCTGGTGGGAAATATTTTAAGATAGTAAATAACACATAAGATGGCAGTAGGAATTTATGGCACAACAAGACCCGCAGATGTAAGCGTTGATGATATCGATGTTTATTATAATTATACTCCAAACAGGGAAACTCTCAATAATTTTATTTATAAGTTAAATTCTTCAGAGATTTTAAGTTATAATTATCTTACAGAAGACGAACAAATTGTTGGTTATGACGAAAATCTTTTAGAAGGTCTTTATAACCTGAGACTACCAGCAACGGTTTTTGGACAATTAGGAATTTATACAATATATCTTAAACCAAAAAAGATTTATTCAACCATTGTTGATTGTAGTGTATTGTCCTCGTTGCCAAGTGTTAAAGGAATTGTACTCGATGCCAACCAATTACCTGAAGGTCTGAGAGCAAATAATGCATTGCAAGGCTATCGTATAGAATACGTTGATAGTACAACCAATAATAAAATAAGAAATGTGGTTCGTTATGTAGTAACAGCAAATAAAGTTGTTCCAGTTAGTGAGAACGTTGGAAACACAAGTCAGAAAGCAATTAGATATAGATTTGATGATACAGGTACACTGCTTTTCGTACAGGTTACGCCAAGTAGTTCAAGTGATGTGAAACCAAATGCGTCTCCATTTATCGGAAACCCAGACCAAATGATTATAATCTCGAATACTTTCTTCTCACCACTCGTAATTGAAGTCGATATGGTTCAGAATACCATCGATACGCTTACAAGTTATGTTGCTGGTGAACAAATTAAGGACGTTGATAACGGAATATTAACCTATTACGATGAAAATAGGGTAATCACAAGACAGTTTAATATCTATGAAATCAAGGATGATGTTAACGATGTTCCACTGTATGAAGTTAAGGAAAAAAGAACGAATATTGACGAAACTCAGGACTTTGATGAGGTTACTGGTGATGTTCAATAAGATATTTAAATTAAATCGAGAAAATCCCAACTCATTAGATTGGGATTTTTCTTTTTATCGTATTTATAGTAAATCATAAACTGTGGCAAAGGTAAAAGTAGTAAAAACAAATCTTAATGGGAATCTAAATGGGGATTATTTTAATGATACGCCTTCCAATACTATATTTTCATTTGGAAAATTTTTCGTTACCACAAACTTCGATAATAAAGTAACTATTAACTACACGGATTCCCTGAGTTCTTTTGTTCGTCCAGTTACATTAGAAACTATGGGTGTTTCAGAAACTCAGTCTGAAATAATCCAATTATACACAACAAATGCCGTATTGAATCTCGACAAGTCAGACTTAAATACATTTGTTAGATATGGTTCGGCATATGAATTTCTACGAGTATCGATTCAGAATATCATCCTTGCGTACCCGGGCTCGTTATTCTGTAATTCACAAATAGATGCTGGTGGTAATCCAACATATGAAGAACTCAGTTATGATGTAATTAATAATGTCTCAACATTCTATGTACCAACGGCATATACAACAAATACTTTTGGATTGGTTTTCAATGCAGGTAATACCAGTGTGCCAGATGACAACGAATTGAAGAATCTCAATACGTCATATGAAAATTATGTGATTTGGTCGAGTCTTGAACCAGATACTTTATTTAAAATTATTGGATATACTGGAAATACAATAAATGTAGCCAACACTAATCCAAGTGGAATTACGAAAAATTATTTAAGACTACAAGTTACTGGAAATCCATTTGCGAAGATGGGAACAGGAAGCACTGCCAATCTTGATTATCATATTAGACCAAATAATGTTGTTTTTGAAGAATTCCGAGCATTACGTAATGCTTACGAAAAGAATATTGTTTCACAAAGGGATGGAACAAATGGATTTGTCTTTACACTAAAAGACCCAACATTACTTGAAGACGGTAAAATTGTATATGCGGATTCACTGATGCTTTGGACAACTGGTGATAAATATAATATCGATATTAGCAATTCCGCTTATCAGAAATTCTTGAAAATAGTATTAACAATTGGCGTTAAATATGATAAAATTAAAACGGATTTGATTGCAAGATTTCTGACCCCAGCATCACTTAAAACATACGACCTTACCGAAGAAGGTAAAACATCTAAACTTTTAAGAGTTTATGGTAGAGAATTTGACCAAATCAGACAATTTATCGACTCATTGGTTAATATTAATAAAGTAACATACGACAAACTAAACAATATTCCAGACCAAGTGATTAAAAATATGGCAAACACTTTTGGTTGGGATTATTTTTCTCTGATAAAGGAAAGTGAATTAGTTGAAAGTTTTTTAACTGTTGATGATACGGAAAGAAACCTGAATGAAAACCTATTACCAGCAGAAATTGATGTTGAACTCTGGAGACGAATCATAAATAATACCAGCTATTTCTGGAAGTCCAAAGGTACTCGTCAGGCGATAAAATCAATGTTCCTGTTAATTGGGATACCTGAACCTTTTATAAATATTACGGAATACGTATATACTGTTGATGGAAAAATAAATCCTAACACAGTACCACTGACTCAAGACGATTTTCCATCGAACTCATTACCGTATGACACAAGTGGTTATCCCGTTGCACCACTGGAGACAAATGATTTCTTTTTTCAACTCAGTGGTAATACTGATAGTGGTCAGGCATATCTTGATGTATTCCGTTCGGCTGGCTTCAACCTCAAACAAACACCTGATAATAAAAAATCGTGGATTCAAACAGGTGCAACTACAAGGGTTCATTACAGCACCCCACAATATTATCAGGAAGACAGTAAACTCGTGATTAACACAAAAGAAGTGGATATCGCTCTTGATACCGCACGTGGTATCGAGTATGATGTTTATGAATATATTCAAAAAGACTTTGCTGCCAATTCAAGTGGTTATACGTTACCATATTCATATGTTAATATTTCATTGGGAGTTGGTGCATCACAAACAACATTTCCATTACCTGCAAAAACACAAGGCGATTTTGAAGTTCGTTATAATGGTATTTTATTAAATGCACCTAAAACTGGAACGACTACAGGTATTACCTATCAAGCAGATTATAGTGTTGATTATAATGCAAATACCTTTACATTACTCACTGGAACAGCAATTAATTCAGGAAATCGAAGAGATGTTATACAGGCAACATATGTTTATTCGGGTGGAACTGCCGTTACGGGAATCACCATCCAATATATTGTGACTCGTGTTAAGGCACAACTAAGTGGAACATATGTTCCGTTACCCAGCTATCCACGTGGTGATGTGCAGGTTACCATTAATGGTATTGCACTTACTAAAGGAACGTCTCAATTTGTTGCCGATTATATTCTTGACCCAGCAAATTCAACTGGTGGGACAAATCAAATTATTATTCAGAACCCTGATGTTATTTCATATTTAAATGCGAACCCAGATATCCAAATTTCATATATGGAAGTTCAGGGTAGTAATGACATTAATTTAAGGAGTGAGGTTATCAGAGTTGATAGTTTCAGCAGCAGTAAGATTTATTTCAATAATAGTGCGAACAAATACGTTTATAAACTTAATTATAAAGTAAATCAGGCAAGTGATGTTAAATTCCTTATTGACGGAATCGCTTTAGAACCAATTACTGATTACAATATTAACGTACAGAATCCCTATGAAGTGTTCTTACCGAAAGGCATTAGATTTGGTACTGTAATTAGTGCATATTATCTCGTTGGGGGTAGTGGGGCATTTGACCCCGTTGTTAATGACGCATTTGGTCTTGGCGACATAAGCCAATTGTCGTTTTTGGAATTCATTGAATTGATTCAGAGAAAAATGATTAATGCCAGAAACAGAAAAACTGTCACGGATTTCAAGGGTGGTTGGTATCCAACATTGTTGGCAATTTATGAAACCTATTTAAAAAGAGCATTGCTCCCAGATAGTAATCCATTACAATCAAATGGTTACACGTTCCAAAACCTATATCCGTTCTTGAGCAAATATAATGCATTCTTCCAGAAATTCGTTGACCAATTATTAAGTGCAACAATTATATTAAGAAGAAGCGGATTATTAATTAGAAATAGTGTATTTACTAAACAGAAACATTGGTATAAGAGAGGTGTGAATGTTGCAAGTGGTACTACTGAATACGATATGAGAGGTAATTCATTGGTTCAATTTTTTGGTGATGACGGCAGTAAATTCCAAATCATTCAAGGAACAATAGCACCCCCACCACCCCCACCAACGCAATTGTATGTCGAAACAACAGAGGGTGAATTGGGTAGTCTCACAACTGGTGGTAAAAATATTATCGGATTTGCTGAATTTAATGAATATGGTGTTCAATATAGATTTTTAGATGGCAGTGATTGGATGCCGTGGCAAACATCATCAAAGACAATCCCACCTAATCCCGCACTTACTGTTAATTATTTTAGTGTAACATTAAGTGATGTGCTTGAAGATACTGATTATGAGTATCGTGCATTTGTTAAATCACCGTCAACAGGTTTTACTGGAAACACATTATCAATACACATACCACCCCCACCACCAATACCAACTGTTACTACAAAAGAGGGGGATGTAGAAGGATATACTGTTAGTAGTGTTTATAGAGGTAAAGTTGAGGATGCTGGTTTGATAACAGATAATTATGAAGAGGTTGAATTTTATGCGGTTCAATATAGAAAAGCTGATGGTAGTGATTGGTATGAGTGGGTATTCGAACCCTCACCACCAGCAGACGGACCGCTTGGAGGTAATGTTGAGGAAATATCGATTTATAATTTAGACCCAGAAACCGTATATCAATATCAAGCATATATGGTTATTGGTGGAGAAGTTTATCTTGGCAATATAATTGAAATTATAACACCTACTGAACCCGGGGTTGCTCCAAGTGGTGTTGATACAGGTGATGCCGATACTGTAACATCAAGTAGTTTTCAGGTAAGTGATAATTCTTTTGATAATAAAGGAAATCCCCCAACAATCACAGTATATGGTATTTTGTGGACAACAAATTCTTCATTGGGTACGGCTGCAAATCTAAAGTTTGTTGATAACACAATGGTAATGCCTATGGGTGTTTACAAGGATTCTGATAATGGTGATGTAAGTGGTACGGGATGGGATAATGACGCAACTCTTCTTCCTGCAAGTACAACAACATATTTTAGGGCATTTGCGAAAAACGCAACTGGTTTTGGATATGGTGATGTTAAAACACAAGCAACAATAGCAGCACCAGTAACAACATTTAATATTACCACCAGACTTAATTGGGCGGGTGATATCGGTAGTATACCATTGCAAAGTGGTTATAGGGGCACTGTTCTTTTATATAAAGATGGGGCAGGAACTGCTTATCGTCAATGGAGTATAACTACACTTACAAAAAATGTTACAAATGTGAGTTTTCCTGATTGTCCATTGGGTTCAGTATATCATCTTAATTTCTCAAATATAGTAGCAGTTGTTGATGGCGCAACAGAAGTTGCTTTAAGAAGGTGGAGAATACCACCAAGTTATACTTGGACAAATAGTCCAGATATTTATCTTATCACAGATACTAATCGTAATGCTACCGATATGGAAATTAGTAATAATGGAATGCCCACATAAAATAAATTTAATTGTATTTATAGAAAAGAAGAAATAATATGGCATTCATCGAGAAAAAAAATCCAGTAGTAATGAATATCAAACTGACTTCAAAAGGTAGGGAATTACTATCTTCTGGTCAGTTGGATTTTAAATACTATGCTATTGGAGACAGCGAAGTGGATTATGTGTTTAATGCCGAAGTTAACGCAGTTGACAGCGAATACAGTGCTTTTGATTCAACAATATTAAGAGCAGCCGATAAAAATGCAAACATTATTTCATTTATTCCAAGAAATCTGAGCGGTGACCCATATAATGAGATGACAAATGTGCCTTCAACGGCATATAATGTTGAGAATCAAATCGAATCTCTGGGATTCTTCACCGAAAATAACACCAAATATATTACTGATAGTAATCACGTGAAACAACCAGATGCTATGGTTTTTATGGGTACTGTTGCTGGTGGTAATTCTATTATATTACTAAAAAATCCATCAACATATGGTACAAGCGGAGAAGAACCTGCGGTTGGTGATTTACTATATGTTAAATGGACAAGATATAGTCAAACAACAGGGGTCACTGTTCAGAAAAACTATCCCTACCCAAATCTATTTTATAAAATTACTGGAATTACAAGCGGTTCATTGGCAAGTGGAAGTGTTACTGTTAGGGTTGACAGGAATATTCCAGATTTTGGTTCAGGATTAGTTGTCTATGCTGGCGCAATGATTTATTACAACGAGATTGCCTTCAGTGGTGGCACAATACTTAGTATGTCACCAACTGATTATCTCGATGAAAGCGTATTAACTTTTCTGGAGAACAGTCAGTGTCCAACAATTGTTTTTCCATATTGGAACATGTCAATCATTTTTACAGAGGAAATTGCTGGTGTACAAGCAGGTAACCTGAAATACACACAATTTAAAGACAGGGGATTGGGTGGATTCGTATCATATATTCAGAATCAAGCACCACTATATAAGAAATTAGGTGTTATACATTATACCAATAGTAGTCCTGCAAACGTATATGGTGAGGGTTTTCTCCAAGACACACCAACAGTTGACATACCAACAATTATGTGGCATAAATCAACAACACAGACACTTGGAACAACGTTATCACCAATTGGTGGACAGCAATTATTGGCTGGACTCAATCTTTATTATTACGACCTTGCGGATTCACAGGGTTTCGTGGTTGGAAAAGTGTTTCCAGACCTAAAAATATTTGTGATTGAAGACCAAGAATTACTATTTGCAATGTCATATAAATCAAACAGGTCGTGGACACTTCCAAATTATACCGCAATCACACAAGACGTACCAGATGTACCAGTAGGTATTGCGGTTACTTGGAATCAACCAGCAGTATGTTGTGGAGATTTTTGTGTTGTATGTACACAGTATTGTCACAGTACATCAGGTAGTTGGATACCATTTAGTGGTCAGAAATCATTAATTGGTGTTGAAAATACTGGTTATATGGTTATAGGATGTAATATAAGTTCTGGGGATGACTTAGATATTTGTTTATGCGCTATCGATATTCCAACAGGAGTTAAATTCGATAATGTTCGTGTAAGGGATGACGAACCCGAATTGACAGCATCCTTACTTAATGTGACTGGATATACCAGCACCAATAGTTATTATTTTAAAAGTTGTATAGATGGTGATTAATAAAAAATAAAATAATGGACGGAAACACAGCATTCATATCATACGTACTAATACCAAGTGGAATCACTGATGGTAGTTGTAGTCAGGCAGTTCATTGCAACTATATCAAGAAAATCAATTTAGGTACGAATAATCCATATGTACAGGAAATTAGTTTGAATTTTCCAAATGCCTCGGATTTTAAATTTCTGGCATCAACATATAATACTACCATTGGTTATACCGCAAATAGAATCAACGCAATTGTGCAGATAGTTAGTAATGGTGCGTTTAACAGTTTTGAAGAAGTTGTTCCAGATTCAACTGCATGGAAACAAGTCAATATCACACGTCAAGTAACTGGTTATAGTTCAAGTGCTTCTTGGGTATTAACTCCTGCCAATATTACGAGTGTTGTCTTCAAAATATCGTTATTACAATATGATAACCCCACAATATTCTTACCATATAATCTTACTTACCTCAATTATCCAACCCCAAGTCAACCAGAAGACGAAAGATTGGCTTTTGGTGAAGCCACGTTTTTCTTCGGTAATGTTGAGACGAAAATTATGGCAGAAGTATATACAACAGATATTAGCATTAATCTACCATTAAACGAATTCAATTCAAGTTCCAATCTAAGTTGGGATGGTGTTGAAACCGTTTATATTAGCGAAATCGGTATATATGATAGTGATAAAAATCTTGTTGCAATTGGCAAATTAAACGACCCCGTAGCCAAAGATGCAACAATTGCCAGAACAGTTGTGTTTGCATTGGACTTTTAAATGAAAAACAAAAAATTTTTAATTATTGGTGTTATTGTGTTAGTCATAACACTTGTTATTATTCTTTTGGTTCGCAGAGAAAGGAATGTCAACGTATATACGTATCCTGATTCGCTGGTTGTGAGTAATCATACCGACCACAAAAATGTTGATACATATTCACAAATTATTATTAATAAGATTTATAATTACGATACTGTCAATCTTAATGTCTTTTATACACCAAAAGATTATAGTACCGATGAAATTGATGTGGCTGGGTTTATACAAAAAAACCCATTTGTTCCTCATACCTATATTATTTTCATGAAAAAAGGTGGTCTTTCCATCTCGATAAAGAAATTTTTATCACACGAATTGATTCATTTACAACAAATGGAAATCGGTGATTTGATTCAACTTCAAAACCAAACAAAAATGGTGTATTTGAATGATACAATCGATTTATTTCAAATACCTTATGACCAACGACCTTACGAAAAAGATGCCAGTATTAAAGAAAATGGTATTCTAAAATCATTAAATCATCTTCTTTATTCAAAATAATCATAAAAATCTATAATTTTTTATAAAATCTTAGTATTTATTATAAATTATGAAAATAAATTATATTAAATATGAAAGAATTACTCACACTCAATGAAACAAAACCCAAATCTGTTATAATTGAGGGTAATTTGCATAGCAGATTTAAAATCTTGTGCAAGGGGAAAAGTTTGAAAATTGGTGGGGTTATTGAAGACCTTATCAGTTTATATCTGGATAACCCCAAAAAGATTCAGGGACTAATTGAAGAAACTAAAGAGATTAATTACAAATAATTAATTATGGAAAACTATATCTGGTCATTAGATATCAGTACCACAAATATCGGCATGGCATTGTGGAGCAGTAGAGGTAAACTTATTGAACTTAAACATCTTGAATTAAAAACAGATAAGAATACCCCTGTTGAAAATCGAGACCTACACAAAGCCGAGATATTCAGGAAATACGTTCTGGACTTCAAGGAACGTGTTCTCCATAAACTCAATGGTGAAATCATTCATATTATCGTGGAAGAACCTCTGGGTGGTAGTAATAATGCCAACACGGTTTCATTACTATATGGGTTTAATGGCATTTGTAGATATATTTTATCCACAATCTTCGGTATACATCCAATGAAAATTAGTGTTTATGAAAGTCGTAAAATATTTTGTGATGAATTGGTTCACATTTCTTATGTAAAAGGTGAGAAAAAGGAAACACTTAGTTTTCCACCTGAATATCGTAAAGAAAAAAAGTTGTATATTTGGAAAAAAGTCTGTAACTTAGAACCCCAAATTGAATGGTTTTACAAGAAAGACAGCGATGTACCCAAAGACATGTGTTTCGACATGTCAGATAGTTATGCTGTTGGCTTTGCAGGATTAAGGCGATTGGGAATTATTAAATGAAATCGGTATATTTAATTCAATCATTAGAAGATAGTCGTTATAAGATTGGGGTGTCCAAACATCCTAAGAAACGAGTACTACAATTGCAAACGGGAAATTCTTCTAAGTTAAAACTCGTTGAAACCTATCAATCGGAACTTGCACATCAAATTGAAAGAACATTGCAGAGACGCTATTCTTATTTAAAAAAGGAAGGTGAGTGGTTTGACATGTCGATAAGTAATGAAGTAAGTTTTCTAAAAGAGTGTCAGCAAATCGAAAAAACCATGATTCTTCTGAAAGAAAATGGCAATGTATTTATATAAAACCTTGTGTTTTTGATATTTTTGTTATAGATTTGACAAAAATATCAAAATAATTTTATTTAATTATTTAAACAATGGCAAAAGAACGAAGTAAAACAATACAGAAAAGAATTGAAAACGCAGTAGAAATCATTGAATACGCAATAAAGAATCAAGTGTCGGTAAAAGAAGCATCAGTTAGATGTGGATTTTCCGACACTTATGTTAAGAACATAAAGGCAATGGTTTATGAGAAATTTGAGAACGGTGAACTCGAACTCAGTAATTATAACATGTTCCACACACCATTTCAGAATTACCTCAACATGAAAGGGTTTTCGCAACCCACAACCAGTCCTGAGACTAACAAAATCGCAGAACCAAACAAACCCAAAGACCTTCCCAAAGCAGGAAACCGTGAAAGTTTTAGACAGAAAGGCAATGATGCCGAATTTGAATGGGTTGGTGGTAGTAACTATCCTAAAGACCATGTTCATACCCTTAAACAATTATTGGGCGTATCTAATGTGGATACCGATACATGGATTGTTAAAGACCACATCATCAATAAATGGGATGTCACCATGAAACTTCTGGAAGATGGTGAATGGGTTGCAAAAACTTTCCAAAATTGGCAAGTAAAAGCACGTCTTGAAAGGGATGTGCAATACGTTAAAGAACGTATTGTTGGTGAACTGTTCCAAAAAATGACTCAGGATTATATTCCACCTGTGTTACAAATTGACTCATGGAGAAAAGCCGAAACCAATGGTGAAAAAAATCTTTTGGAAATCTCGATTTTCGACTTACATATCGGCAAACTGGCATGGGGTGGTGAGACTTTTGAAAATTATGACGTGAAAATCGCTCGTAAGAGATTTCTAACTTCAATTGAAAAACTTCTTCAAAGAGCACAGGGATTCAATTATAATAGAATATTATTTCCTGTTGGTAACGACTTCTTCAATAGTGATACTATGGAGAACACAACAACTAAAGGCACACCACAAGACGAAGACCTTAGATGGCAAAAAACTTTTGATGTTGGAACACGACTACTTGTTGATGCAATAAATTTATTGAAACAAAGCGGTGTTCCTGTTGACGTGGTGGTCATCCCCGGTAATCATGATTTCGAACGCAGTTATTACTTAGGTAGTTATTTAGCAGCATGGTTTCATCAAGACCCAGCAGTAAATATCAATAACGGTGCGTCTCCAAGAAAATACTATCGTTATGGTAATCTATTACTTGGACTTACACATGGAAGTGAAGAAAAAGAAGCAAGTCTTCCGATGTTGATGGCAACTGATGTTGAATCAAAACCAATATGGAGCGAAACCAAATTCCATGAATGGCATATTGGTCACATTCATAGGAAGAGAACCGTGACATACGACATAAATAAATCAAGACCTTTAAATGAAGATTTGGGTGTTACAATCAGGTATTTATCAAGTTTAACTGGTACTGAAGAATGGCATCATAAAAAAGGATTTGTTGGTGCAACAAAAGCAGCAGATGCATTTGTATGGAACTACGAATTCGGACTAATCGCTCATTTAAACACAAATTTAATATTAAACTAATATGGCAAAAAATGATTTAATCGGTTTAGCAAAGAGTGGCACTGCCACGACTAAAAAACCTGCTGCAAAAAAACCAGCAGCAAAGAAACCTGTTGTTAAAAAACCTACAGCAGAAGAACTGAGAGACCTTAAAGCGAAAGAAACTGTTGAAAAACTGCTTGAAGATTCTCCAATCAATACTCTTGAAAAGAAAGAAGACCTTTTGGAACTCGATGAAACACCAGTAGAAGAACCTAAAGGTGTTGAATGGCTTGAAGAACAGGTCACATTACTTACGCAGAAAAGTGAAGCACTTGCTGCTGAATTGAACGTGGTTCAAATTGAGAATCAGCAACTCAGAAGTGGTACTGATGTTTCAGGAAGTAATGATGGTGAGGTGAGGAAAGTTGTGGTTCAACTTTTTAATGAATTGCAAGAGAATTATATTAAAATGGGTATTGATAATCAGGGTATCGGTAATTTCCGTATCTATACCCCCGGTTTTCTTAATCGTATGATTAAATTCTTCCCATTCTTGGATGAGGTAAAGAGATACTAATAATGAACATTTGGTGTTGGTTATTCGGGCATAGATGGAAATATAATTTCAGTTGGATGCCTTCAAGACGCACGTGTAGACGTTGTGAAAAGAAGGGGAAACAAGTGATAAATAAACTCTATGGTCATCCGAAAGACCTACATAAATGGGTAGACGCATAAATTAATTGTCTCTAAACTCTTTGTTTTGAGACAATTTTTTCATACATTTGTTTCATGATTAAAGGACAGGAGTTTCACGCAATTATTCAAAACATTTTTGGGGATGTTCAGGGTTATTTGCAATCGGAACAATTGCAGGTTAACTGTCCACATTGTCAAGAACGTGAAGGTCTTAATTACCCAGATGGTAAGTTCAATCTGGAAATCAACACTGGTAAACGAATGTTTAGGTGTTGGAAGTGTGATGAACCCCGATTTAGTGGGTCATTGGGAAGGCTTGTCAGGACATTTGGTAGCGGTGTTGATTACGAAATGTATAAATCATATGCGGGAATCTTTCAGGATTACGTTTATGATGAAGACGAGAAAGAATATGTTCAGGTCAGATTACCTGAAGAAATGATATGTTTTTCACAAATGGAAAGTGGGAATTCAGAACATTTCGAAGCATATAATTATTTGGTGAATGAAAGAAAAATAAGCCGAGACATCATTTTAAGATATCGGCTTGGTTTTTGTACTACTGGAAAATACGCTAAGAGAATAATTATTCCATCATTCGATAAAAATGGCGAACCCAATTATTTTGTTGGTAGATATTATGGAACTGACCTGAAGATTAGAAAAAAATTACCATATCTTAATCCCGTAGCGGATAAGGGTATGATTATTTTTAATGAAGGTTTTGTAAATTGGGATTCTACTGTATACCTTGTTGAAGGTGCGTTTGAGATGCTTTCTTTTCCTGTTAACAGCATACCGATGCTGGGAAAAACATTATCAACCACATTGTTTTTAAAACTGAAAGAAATAAAACCTGATGTCGTTGTTTTGTTAGACCCCGATGCATATAAAAATAGCATTGAGTTATATTATATGTTATACACTATTTATATCGAGTGCGAAGAAAGGGTCAAGATTGTTAAACTCCCCACCGAGGAAGATTTGGATGAACTAAGAAGAAATCAGGGTATAGATGAAGTAATTAAGAGTCTGTATGGTGCAAGGGGTTTGATTCTCGATGATTATTTTATTCAAAAGTTACAGAAGCCATATGATAAAAGTGCAGGAAGATACGGAACTTATTCAAAATATTTTGAAAGGAAATCCACAGGCGCAAGAAATACTATATAACAAATATAAAAAATCTGTTAAAAATTTCTTAAAGAACAAATATTCTATTTATTATGACCTTGATGATGATGTTTCAGAAATCATGATTAAGGTATTTATGAAATTAGACACATTTGACAGCACAAAATCAAAATTCAGGTCATGGGTTTTCAGTATTGCGAAAAACCACATGATTGACAAATGGAGAAGCACATCAATTACACTCACAGGTAGTAACATCAATTGCACATACACGACCACCACAGCAGATATCGGTGTTAGTAGTTTCATTACCTCAAGTAACACTGCAACGATTGATATAGGTAATACGTTTGCAACAAACTGTTGTGGTACTGATTATGAGTTCGAAAATTGTAGTTCAATCAATTACATTTCAAATCAACTAACACCGCAAGATTTCACGCTGCTCGACATGAAATATGTACAAGGATATAATTATTGTGAAATCGGAAGCGAGTTCAATGTCACGAGTTCTACAATTAGTAACAGGGTGAACTACATCAAAACCAAATTAAAAAAGAATAACCCAGAGATAATTTACGAATAACTCAAGTATTTATGTGAAATACTTGACGCAATGAGTAATAAAAATCTATTCGAATACGTTAATCTTGAATCTCAAACACTTAAAAGTAAAGCAGGTAACGATTATACCAGATATGTTGTGGTTTCTGACCAAAACATGGAAACCAAAAAAATAGCCAGTAAGCTGGGTCCTCTCGGATTCAAATGGAATGGCAAAGAATGGTGGGTTTTTGGGAACAAATTAACAAAAGCAGCAGTTGATGGACTGAAAGCAATTAATACTGAATTGGAAACACAAGGTGGTCAAACAGGTGACCTTGAGGATTTTCTTACACAATTAGATGCTTTCAAAACCGAACTTCAGAGTGCTGACATTCCAACCAAAACGAAAACCGAACTCGAAGCAAATCTCGAACAATATATTGAAGACATTGCTAATGCTACTGATGAAAGAGCAGCAAGTGCAGAACTCCAGAAATTCCTGAACTTCTCAAGCAAATTCCATCAATATAGTTTTAATAATATCATGTTCATTTATCTACAAGACCCCAATGCAACCAAAGTTGCTGGTAAATTCAAGTGGAAAAGGGATTTTAATAGAGAAGTTATTGACGTATCGAAGTCCATAACAATTAATTGTGGGAATAAATTCTATCGTCACCCCAGAACTGGAAAACTGGCAGAATACACATTAGACCAACAAAAGGCTGATAGACAATATGTTCAACAAGTTCAAAGTGGTGCTGCCCCTATGGACAGAAGTAAAATGGATGCCATTAGTGTTAGAAAAGAGATTAAACATATTGGATTTAAACCATGTATTGTTTATGATATAGCCAATACGACTGGAGACCCTCTTCAGGATGAACCAGAATGGAAAGGGGGTAATGATGAAAGAGCAGATGCTGTTGCGTTATTCAGTATCGCTAAGAAAAGTTTGGAAAGTATGGGTATTAGAGTGACACAAGACCCAGCGACAGCAGGTGAGAATGGTTGGAGTAGAAAAGGTCAAATAAATGTTAGTGCTGATGCAACAGGAAGTGGTGCTGCATCTACAATTTTTCATGAATGGGCACATGACTTGTTACACCAAAAGGGTGGTCAGTTCTATGATAAAGCACAAAAATATTTTGTGGATAAAGGACAATTAAATTATGCACAACTAAAACAAATTAAGGAAGTACAGGCTGAAACGGTTTCCGCAACGCTCTGTAAACACTTCGCATTACCAGCAGACCATCACCCAACATACATGGCGTTATGGCAAGCACAGGGTGGATTGAATAGCAAACAATTAATTAAAGAAAATATGTCAACAATTGCTACTGTATGTAATTTCATATTGAAGCAAGTTGATAAATATGAAAGTGAGTTCCAGACTGCAAAAGCAGGTATGGCTCAACCAGAACAACCACAACCAGAACAATAAAAAATGTGGTCGCAATTTGCGACCACATTTAGTTTTCGGACAATAATTACTTAATCACGATTTGGTTTTTCTTCTTGGTTTCATTAACGGCTTTGGGAATACTGACCGTTAAA